TGATTAAAGCTATTAGAAGTGGTAATCCTTATAAGAAAAAAATAGTTAATGCTTTTAAAAAAAAGTATGATGCGTCTAAAATAACTAATGTTAAATTTAATCCTGAAAGAAATACTTTTTTTGCTAATTGTTTTTTTTATGATGAAGTTAAATCATATCAATTTCTTGGTATTAAAGAAATAAATGCAATAGAGGTAGGAGTAGAAATATGAGAATACCAACTAACTCAAACTTTAGTAAAGAGATTGCTAAAAAACTACAAAGAATAATTAACCCTCAAACTACATTAGAGGAGTTACAGAATTTACAGGAACAATCGGATTTATCTTATAATCCTATTTATATAAATCCTGTGGATAGTTACTTGGTAAATCAAGTAATTCAACTAAAGGAAAAAGCAAATGGACAAGAAACTTCCAAAGTTGCAAATGCAGTACGACAAGTTCATAACGAAAGAAAAGGATTTGTTGCAGAAACTGTTAGCACTAAAGGAAAAGAAAAAAGTTACAGCTTGGAAACTACATCAAATTAAATACCATCAAGTAACTTTATAGAGAGGATAAAAAAGATATGAAAAAAACGATACTTACCCTAGCGATCTCTTGCACCCTATTATCTGCGTGTGCCTACAAACCACTAATTGATACAAGTGGGAGATCAGGAACATTTAACACAGATCAAGCTAAAGAAATAACTAACGATACTCAACATTGTAAAACACTAGCAAAAGAAAACACTACTTTTGTTGGAAATATTTTGTATTGGTCAGTTAGCCCAACTATGGACACAAAATACGAGTCTATTACTAGGAAATGTTTAACAAAGAGAGGTCATAGTGTACTTAACTAAAAAATATTACGATATAGTTGATAATCCAATAAGAGGTAAATTTATTGTATTTAATAATTATGGAGTTGAAAAAATAGAAAATGCAAGAACTGAATTATTAATGACACATGATGAATTTGCTAAACATATTGGTATGAGTAGAAAATCATTTCAAAAATCTATTTATAATGAAAAGGTAGGTTTTAAAGTTGCCAAAATAATAATTAATAAAATTTTAAACTAAAAAGGATTAATAATGAAAGGAATACCAATGCACAGAAGAACTAATACAACAATAGAAGAAGTAAATAAATCAATCGAGGAACTATCACTACAATGGAATGTTAGTGAAAAAGATAATCTTAAAATAGCAACTTGTATTATAGGGCTACAATTAAGAAAGATTAGATTGATGAGAGGTAGAACCCAATCAAGAGTGGCCAAAGCTGTATCCGTAACATTCCAACAGATTCAAAAATATGAGAGAGGACAAAATGCGATCTCAATAAATATAATGATGAAATTATGTGAATATTTAGATGTATCAGTTGACTTTTTTATAAAGCCATTAGAAGATAAGCAATTAACATTTTTAAAAAGGAGAGAGAATGTATATCAGATCAAGCAAGACTTCGTGGCAAGATAAACGAATCAAAGCCATGAATAGAATAATAAGTAAAAATAAATATAAACACGAACATTTTTTAGAAGAATATAACAGAGTTTGTGTTTCAAAAGCTAAAAACAAACAACAATATAAGGGAGAGAATAATGGCAATACATAAGTTAGAACATGGTCATACGATTGAGTTCAATGAAGAAAAGCACGTCTATATACATAACAATGAATATGTAGTTGGAATGAGTACACTACTTGGAAAGTTAGCGAGTCCAATGTTAGAGAATTGGAAGATTAGCCAACAAGTTAATTCTATTAAGACAGAAATGGAACGAGAGGGTATTCCAATCGACCAGATACAGAAGATAGTTACTAATGCTAAATCTAATGCAAAGAAGTCAGGAGATAATATTTTAAATATTGGTTCTATGGTTCATAAGTTTTGCGAGATGTGGCTTAAAGGAGAAAAATTTACTGACCCAAGCGACCCTGTAATATTAAGTTGCTTTGAGAAGTTTAAAAGGTTTTGGACAAAACATAAGCTAAAAGTTATTGAGTCCGAAAAGGTTTTATATTCTGAACGAGGGTTCTGTGGAACTTTAGACTTAATTGCTAAAGACTCACAAGATAATCTTTGGCTCATAGATATAAAAACTTCTAAGGGTTTGTTTCTAAATATGGTTCATCAACTACATGGATATAAGTTGGCCTATGAAGAACAAACAGGAAAGAAGATAAATAAGATGTATATAGTTCGATTGCCTAAAGATAGTGGCGACTTCGAGGCTAGACATATCTTATACAAAAAGGAACACTTAAAAGCATTTCTTGGATTACTAAGTTGTCATAAATCTGAGTTAATGTTTAACGAGTCAGTACGAAAATACAATCAACTAAAAAAAGGAAAAGCAAATGTACGAAAAAACTAAATTCGATAAACCTTTTTGTGGGTTACAAATGAGATTGTTCCCTACAGGAAACCAAAGCCCAAAGTATGAGTATTCTGGAGAGGCAAGTAAAGTTAAATTTACTTGTAGCTTAACCAAAAGAAAATATGGTTTATCACAAGTTAATGATTGGTTTAACACACCTGAAGTTCAAGAATATACTAAAGCTGGTTATGTTTTAAAATATATGACTAAGACTCAGGAAATGCAGAATCCACCACAATATGCTAAAGGTAATCTTGAACAAATTATTTGTTTGGTTATGATTAAACCTTATAAGCCACAAGCTAATGTAGATGGGTTTAAACCTGTAGGCCAAACTATGCCTCAGTACACACCTCAACCAATGACTCAAGCCCAACCATCAGCACCAGATAATGCTATTCCTGTTGAGAAGATGAGTGATATGGATGATGAGATTCCATTTTAATGGCTAAACTATCTAATACTCAAGAAGAACTTATTAGCGATTTCTTTAATCTTAAAAAAGATTTCGCTTTTAAGGTCGAGGAATTACAAGCTATGTATTTAGAAAATAAAGGATTACACAAAAAAATAGATGCTTTAGAAAAAGAAAATCATAGCTTTAAACAACAAATAAAACAATTAGAACAAGAAGCAGAGGAGATGTTATTATACCCATGATTATATTCGGAAAAACAAAACAAGATTGGAAAGTGTTAGAACTACATTACAGACGAGAATGGATTTGCTTTGTAGTAGGATTTGTATTAGGAGTTATATTGATATGAATTTAAGCGATCAATTATATAAAAAATTAGAAGATGCCTCTAATGATTGGGCTGAGTGGCAAAAGAAAACTATTATTTTAGATGAGGGTAGAAAAGCAGTTTTTTCTTCATGTGTAATTAAACATAAAAAGTTAGTTAAGACTATGAGTGAAGCAGAGCATGAAGCAAGAATAGACCCTGATTATAAAAATATTGTTCAACAATATGCTGAAGCTGAAAAAGAATTAATTAAAGCTAGATATAGATATACAAATATTGATAGGTATGTCAGCTTAAAACAATCAGAGTTAAAAAGAGATTTAGCTTTGAATAGTAAGGTTTAATGAATTCTACTAACGATATAAAGATTTCCTCCCAATATATGTGTTTAGTAGATAGAGTGGTCAGCGAGAGTTGGCCACTTGTTAAAAAGAATTTTGGGAAGAATAACGATAGTTTTTATAAACGGCTATCACTTTGAATTGACCCAAAATAATTAGGGTGGTTTTGCTCTCTCTTTACCACCCTAGTTTCTAGTTACATCAAAATATTTTAAATCTGTATTTTTGTGAATTTGTTTATAGGTGTATTCGTAATTAATTAAATCAACATCACCTCGTCTTTTTATTTCTTCGACCATCTCATTAACTTTTGTAAAGTATGGGTAAGTATCTATAAAGCTAAAGCTAACATAACTACCATAAGGATTATTGCTTGTTTCTACTTGTAGTTCTAAATCTGTAATTACTGCATCAATTTTTAATTTGTCCATTTGGACATGATACTACTTCTTACGCATTATGTCAGCACCCTTTAATCCATAGATCGCAGATACTACACCAATAAAAATAGCTTGATACCAATAAGGTAATTCTTTAAAATACTGAAAAAATAAATCTAATTTATCACGTATGTCAGGGTCGTCAGAGAAAATAGAGTAACCCAATATAAGAATAGGCATAGATACAAGCACAAGGACAAATTCGTCTTTCCAACCATTATCATTGCTCTCAATAACTTTTGCTTTATATTCAATTTCGCCTTTCGCCATTTGCTCTGCGTGGTGCATTTGAGCATCTGACATTAACTGTTTTGTTCGTTGTTTATTTTGGTATAGCTTTGCACCTGTCTTTACACCCAACGATAATAAATTCAACCACATTTTAATTCCTTTGCTAGTTCACAATAGTGTATAATTTTATCATACTTTTCTTTTAAGTTCTCGCCCTTTTTATTCCTAATTGCATATTTAACTATATTGCCATCTATAAAGTCTAAATTATGCGATACAATGAGTTCTATTGGCTGTATTTTACCTTTATAATGGTTGCCACCTATTTGCTTATCAGTAGCTTTCTCTGTGGCTCTGTGTGGCTTTAAACTAGACGATTTTCCCAATCCAATCCCCTTTTTTATCTAAAACCATTGGAAGTAGTCTTGGTATGCCATTTAAGATAACTGCACAACCTATGATAAATCTAGTTTTAAAATTCTTAGCATAAGCAAAAGCCATAGACTTTTGATTAATTAAACAACCTACATTCATTGCAAAAAATAGATTATCAGGATTTGCCCACCAGCTTACTAAAAACTTTGTGTGATAATGACCTTGAACTGCTGACATACCCATTGTCTGAGATACTTTTAAAACATCTGCACTTCTACCATGAGTAAAAAAACATTTTTGACCATTAGACATTTTTATAGTCAAATCATCAATCCATTTCCAATGTCTAGTTCCTAAAAAATCTCCATAATCTTTTAGAAATTCTTTACTCATTCCAAACTTTAATGCTCGTCTATAAACTAAGCTAGAATGGTTACTATCTACTTCTGTTACTTTTGGAAATAAAGCTTCTAATTCTTTAACATATTTTCTAGCTTCTTTTAATTCGTGTCCAGCAGAAAATAAATCAGGGTCGTGTGTGTGCATTGATATTGCATGGAAGTCTAATAGATCGCCAATATTTATAACTGTGTCAGGTTTAAATTGTTTTTTTATTTCTTTAAGAAAATTTATTGAATCTTTATGGTGATATGGAATGTGCATATCAGAGATAACTAAAATTCTTTTATGATTCATACAAGTTTTACTTGTACTATTAATTAGAGA